GTTAGGAGTCACTCCTTCCCGTCAACATCGGGTGCTACCCAATTGAGAATTAACTCAATTGAGACGCCTCCACCCACCGACGACGTATAGAGTTCGTCGGTCTCTTTGCGACTCCGAGCCTCTCACCCAGCAAAAACTGGATAGGAGTTCGGGCTACAGTGAAATATTGTAGCAACAAAGAGTCGCTCTTCGGCTGCAGTCGTTCGCTTTTGCTTATAGGCATTTGCGTCCGATATTCGACTCGCTGCAGCTGGGCGTTCCATCTCCGTTGGAGATGGCCGTTCCCAGCGAACTTAAAGTCGTACAGTCCGAAGGCTCCTGAGCCAATCGGGACGAGCGCCAGGTCTTTCAGGCCTGACATTCGTATTCTCGATTGGATGAACTCGGCTGCTCGCCAATAACACCGCATAGCGAAGTTATTGTGCGTTGCAACCTGGCTCATGATTGACTCAGGACGGGACACTTCAGGGTAGGTCATCGAATACGTTGGCGTGACATCATGTCCGTCATACGCATCGAGACCGCATGACTCGCGGAATTTTCCTTTTCCGAAAGTCTTGTGCGGGTTAACCTTTAAACCAAGGTGACCTAGCAGCCCCTGCAGCAAATCCCCACAGTCCACGGGAACAATAATATCGTCCCCGAAGACTTGGACCTCCTTTGCCGCCCATCGCACTGACGCCAGGTTGATCGGCATTCCCCTTTTATTGAGGAGCGCTGATATGGCCAAAACGGTAAAAACGATGGACTGCACTGGAAAGGTGCACGCAGAACCCATACACGAGAATTTCCTCAATTTGTGAAACTGAGGAGACTTTCGATCGATGGAATTTTCCACCCAGCGTGTCCTGCAGGCATGGAACGCGGTTATTAAGGAGGGAGACCTCCGAAATACCCTTTCCACAACCCAACAGGATAGCCGATCAGAGGCAGATGACAAATCAATCGTCATGTGACTCTGAGTATGGGAAGCCTCGCGCGCCATCTCCTGGTTGTAGGTTTGGTCCTGAAAATGGATCGCCCCCGCAATCGGTGTTGATGACAAGCGAATGGTGAGAAAGTCCTTTATGGCCTGCTGGCACCATTGATGAGCAACAGGTTCCGCGGCAATAAGCCTAGGTCCCTTTTGCGTCTTTGGTACAGCTATCAGCCTAGAAGGCGGCTCGTGTGGGGAATAAACCCCATACGAACCATCACCATTGGCAAAGTTCGCCCACTCAGATGCATTGGCAAAGCCATGCTCATCTAAAGGGAAAACTCTGTCAAGCTTATCAGGCCAGTTTGGAAAGTCATACTTAAATGAAGTATGACGCTGGTCTGCTACTGCTCCAGGTCCATGCTTAGTTCGCCAGACGGCGGGGTCGAATCCGCCGAGGGCCGCGACAACGATGTCGGCAACTCCTTGAGCTGCGTCAAAGGCGTCAAAGCCCGGTCTGTCGAAGGAACCCTCGATATCGGTGAAAGAACTAATGTTATCACCGAAAAGAGGAGCAGGGTGAACATCACCAGTATTGCCAAGATGACAGTACTGTAAATGCTCAAGCCTGAATTCGTCGCCGTCCCAATCAAGGGTGGGCGAACGAATTTTCCGGTCTGTCTCGAAGAACTCATGAACTGTTTTCCATGTTCTAGAGTCGTCGCAGGTGATCGAAACCTTCTTAGCTGCATAATACAGCTGACGAAGATACCGAATGGCCTGAACGTCGGGACAATCCCTAAGCACCCCATTATCGTCGAAAACGCGGAGTATGAGCCCCTTGAAAAGTCTTGGGACCATACTACCTCTCTTGTACGGCCGTTGACCGGCAATACCAGATTGGATAAGGCGTTGATTGG